AAGCCGGTCGCCCAGCGGCTGAAACTAGACGTGTCGCACGACGCGCTGCAGCAGGGCCGACTTTGCGAGGACCGGATCTGGCGGCAGATCGTCACCATCCTGGATGCCGAGCAGCGCGGCTGTGATCTGTTCGACCTGGAGGAGCTGCGCCTCGAGTACAACGCGGACGCCTTCGCGAACTTGCTCATGTGCCAGTTTGTCGACGACGGGGCGAGCATCTTCCCCCTCAACGTCCTGCAGCCTTGCATGGTCGACAGCTGGGTTGAGTGGTCCGAGGACTACAAACCTTTCGCCGCGCGGCCGTTTGCCGATAGGCAGGTGTGGATTGGTTACGACCCAGCGGAAACCGGCGATAGTTCGGGCCTGGTGGTCGTGGCGCCGCCGTTGGTGCCCGGAGGCAAATTCCGCGTACTCGAGCGTCATCAGTTCCGGGGCATGGATTTCGCGGCGCAGGCCGAGGCGATCCGCCTGGTCACGATGCGCTATTGGGTGACCTACATCGGCATCGACATCACAGGCATGGGTTCTGGCGTGGCGCAGCTGGTGCGCCAGTTTTTCCCCAATGTGACGACCTTCAGCTATTCCCCCGAGGTCAAGACACGCCTGGTGCTCAAGGCTTACGACGTTATCCACAAAGGGCGCCTGGAGTTCGATGCCGGTTGGATCGACATGGCCCAGTCGCTGATGGCGATCCGCAAAACCATTACGGCCAGTGGCCGGCAATTCACCTACACGGCAGGCCGCACCGACGAGACCGGGCACGCGGATCTCGCCTGGGCGCTGTTCCACGCACTGCAGAACGAACCGCTTGAGGGCCAAACCTCAACGAATACCGGCTTCATGGAGATTTATTGATGAGCAACAGCCGCAGCGATACCACGCAGATGTCCACATCAGCCCCGGCTGCGATCGCGGACCAGGTGCTGCCGGCAACGGGCGGCAAGATGGAGGCGTTTACCTTCGGAGACCCGACTCCTGTGCTCGATGAGCGCGGAATTCTCGACTACCTGGAGTGCTGGCTGAACGGCCGATGGTACGAGCCGCCGATGTCCCTCGACGGGCTGGCCAAGTCCTCTCGGGCGAGCGTGTTTCTGCAATCGGGCCTGAATTTTAAACGCAACATGCTGGCCCGCACCTTCATTCCCCACAAGTTGCTCTCACGTCAGACCTTCGAGCAATTCGCGCTGGATTTCCTGTGGTGCGGCAACGGTTATCTGGAAAAGCGGGAAAACATGCTGCGCAGCACGTTGGGGTTGCAGCCCGCCCTCGGCAAGTACATGCGACGCGGTGTGGACCTCGAAACCTATTACCAGGTGCGCGGCTGGCGAGACGAGTACGAATTCAAGCGCGGGACCGTTTACCACCAACGCGAGGCCGACATCAATCAAGAAATCTACGGCCTGCCGGAGTGGTTGCCAGCTCTGCAGAGTGCGCTGCTCAACGAGTCCGCCACCTTGTTCCGGCGCAAGTACTACAACAACGGGAGTCACGCCGGTTTCATCATGTACATGACCGACACCGCGCAGAACGAGACGGACGTTGCCGCGTTGCGCAGCGCGCTGAAGTCGGCCAAAGGACCAGGAAATTTCCGAAACCTGTTCATGTATGCCCCAGGGGGCAAGAAGGACGGCATTCAGTTAATCCCCGTCAGTGAGGTCGCGGCCAAAGACGAGTTCGGCTCGATCAAAAACATTAGCCGTGACGACATGCTCGCGGCGCTGCGCATCCCCCCTCAGTTGATGGGCATCGTGCCGCAAAACGCAGGCGGTTTCGGCTCGATCAAAGAGGCCGCGCAGATCTGGGCGATGAATGAGCTCGAGCCGATCCAGGCACGCCTGCAGCAGGTCAACGAATGGCTGGGCGAAGAGGTAGTTCGCTGGAGGCCGCTGGAGCCAGTTTCCGACAAATGATCAGCCCTGGGTGGCCGTTTCTCAGCGCTCCGCCCTTTATCAATCCGAAAGTAAGGACGACCAATGCCTGCACCGATTTTCCCTTGGATGGGAGGCAAGCGCCGTATGGCGAAACACATCCTGCCGGAGTTTCCAGACCATGATTGCTACGTCGAACCGTTCTGTGGCGGGGCGGCTCTGTTCTTCATGAAGGAGCCCAGCCGGGTGGAGGTGATCAACGACTTTGACGGCGAGGTGGTGAATCTTTATCGGGTCGTCGCCAATCACCTGGAGGAGTTCGTGCGCCAGTTCAAATGGGCATTGGTGAGCCGCACCATGTTCGAATGGGCCAAAGAGCAGGCGCCGCGCACGCTGACCGATATCCAGCGCGCAGCGCGCTTTTTCTACCTGCAGAACCTGTGTTTCGGCGGCAAGGCTAAGGGCCGGTCCTTCGGAACCGCAACCACTTCAGCTCCGAGGCTCAATTTGTTGCGTATTGAAGAAAAGCTCAGCGACGCCCATCTGCGCCTGGCACGGACCACTGTGGAGCATCTCGACTGGAAGGAGTGCATCCGCCGGTACGATCGAAACCACACACTGTTTTATCTAGATCCCCCTTATTGGGAGACCGCAGGGTACGGCGCCGGTGAGTTTGGTTTTGAGCAATTCGAAGCCATGGCGGATTTGGCACGATCTATTCGGGGGAAAATGGTCATTTCCGTAGGCGACCATCCGAAAATCCGGGAGGTTTTCGCAGGGTTGCGCCTCAAAGAGGTGCCATTCCGGCATACAGTTGGAGGAAATGGGGGAATCGAAGTTAATGAGTTAGTGTATTTCAGTTGGTGAGGCCCCTCTATTTCAGGGGCTTACGCCCCTGATTTAGCTCGATGCTATGGAGGTTCTTCGCAACTCAGCGCCGATAGTCATTCTTCGTCTGATAAATCAGTAGTCGGAAGAACAGGCCAGTTTATAAGACGAGTTAGTTTCTTTCCGATATTTACATCGGCCAACATTATAGATAATTGTTTTTCTAGTGCCTCTTTATCATTGCAATATACAGTCTGGTCTCCGTAGCTTAGATAGCAAGGGTAGCCGTGACTAGCACGTTCAAAAGTGGCGAGATCTTCTTCTCTTTCAGCGGCAGCTCTGTTGATTGCCACGATATAATTTTTGTATTTTATCGGCTCAAACGGGCTGGCTGAAAGCAGTCCGCCAAGTGCTGATAAATTATCTCTCTTTTGCTTGCATACGATATTGATTTTTCCGCCGCTGGCGGACTCTATTTGTCTATCCAATTCTTCTAAAATAGAATCGATTTCTTTATTGATTTTCGAGGCTGCTTCCGCGGCCTCTAATCCTTTCTTGAACGAAGTTTCAAAATTATTGGCCATTACGATACCTCTTTTTCAATCGTTGCATAGACCGGGATATGGTCAAATTTTGATTTGGAATCAACAACCAGTGCGGTCAGATCCGCTATGTTGGCGAAATGCTCTCCATCCTCCAATAATCCCCAGTCATCACCGCGTGCGAGGGAGGATGAGAACATAATCTGATCAAATGTATACCATTTGGAAGTTGTACCACCTGTCCAGTAATGACTTCCTAGTGGTCGATTGGAGTCAATATTTCTTTGACCTAAAAACCCCCAAAATGGATTGTAAAGTAAATGCTCCTTGCGACTGACGAACTCACGGTGCCTGCTCGCCTTCAACTGAACACTGAGGGCTCTACTAAATGGCTCTTCGTTATAGTCGCCTAAAAGGATTATGTGTGGCTGAGATCCGTCAGGCGCAGAAATGTCTCTGATAGTATCGCGTAAGCGAATGCCAAGTTCGTCACGCACGGGATCGTGCTCGCTAACATTTAATCTACTCGGCCAGTGGGAGGCTAGAATAAAGATGGGCTTGCCTGTCAATTTTTCGATCAGCGTTAGTTGTTGCGCAACCTTTAAAGTTCGGCTTCCATCAGAAGATGATATGTCTTCGATTTTAATTAGTTCGAATATATTGGTGTCGTATACATAGCAGTTGTCGTATGTTGCTCGTCCGGCTGAAGTGATGCCGGATTCAAATTTCATGTTTTTTATTGAAATCAGCGGTTCTAGGTGGTTCATGTCTTCAAGAGACATTTC